TCAGCGCATCGGCATACAGCAGAAGGGTGGCGGCAGATTTATTCACCTAGATGCGTGTACTGAAGAAGATGGATTTCCTACCCCTGCGATCTGGTCTTATTAGTTCCACGTAGAACATATAACGAATCGCCCTGCCTGTCGCGGGGCTTTTTTTTATATATTAATTAACAAAAAGGTTTACATTTCAATAAAATGGGGGTATAGTTACACCTCAATCAATCAAAAAAGGTAATAAATCATGTATCAAGTTAATCAAATCGTTAAAGGCATCAAAGCGGGTACTTTTGTAATTTTAGGATTTAGAAGCATAGATGGTCAGGATTACGCGCAAGTTAAAAGTGTAAATCCAACAAACTACGCACAAACTTCTGGCGGTGAATTTGCGCTACCACTAACAGCTATCGAATCAATCTAAATAAATAGCCCCCGCAAGGGGGCAACAAAGGGGAAATCAAAATGGCTAAATTAGTAATCAATACTCAGTTGCAAGAAAACTACGGGGCGCACACTTGGGAAGGTGAGGGCAAATGTCCGCAATACTGGAAGTGCAAAGGCGGTAATACATACGTTTTAGAAAACTTATCTGATGCCTGTGTTAAAAGAATCCTAGAGAACGGTATTCCTACCCTTGATGAAACCATCACTCAGCGCGATGACTACTGGGCAGAATATATTTTAGATTGGTCAGTACAGGATGATGACAAGGTGGTATGTGAAGAATGGGAATCACCCTGTCTTTTACAGTTCACCGATGGTAAGTGGATGTTTGAATATACAAACCACTGGGGAAGAACCAGTAAATTCGAACTGGGCACTACCATCTAACAAATCTCCCCTGCAATCCTTTGCCCCTTCGGGGGCTTTTTTTTGGATTAATATTAACGAAAGGGTTTACTTTTATGTTAATATCAGGCATAGTGACACTTCATTCAATAAAACGAGGCAGTAAATATGAAAGATTACAATGGTTGGACAAATCGCAATACTTGGCTTATCAACCTGTGGTTCGGTGATTATATCCGTCAAGAGTTAGAAGAAGATGCCGCGACTACAGCAGAAATGCTAGAAAACATGGTTATGGATTGCATCCAAGAAGAAGTGAAGCTTTGCTCCTTGATGCTTCGTGATTTCCTAGACTTTGATGGAATCAACTGGGGTGAAATATGGGAGCATCACTGTATGGACATTTTTTATGGAGCAGAAGCCAATGATTAATTTTGAAAATCTTACTGCCTATGAGCGCGGTGAATATGACTGCCTTCATGGGCATGATGTCAGGGATGATCAAGAGCAAGAGTATTACTGGGGTTACGCTGACCAGTATGCAACAGAGCAGTGTGAAACTGCAAAAAGCGAATTGACTGTAGGAGGTTTAAATGAGCTTATCTAAACAAGTTTGGCAGACTTTATCTGCTATTGATGTATCTCAGCATATTGAGAAAAAAGGCAACTTATCATACCTGTCGTGGGCTTGGGCTTACGGCACTATGATGGAGCATTATCCTGATCTGCACTATTCTTTTGAAGTTCATAAATGTGAAGATACCAATACTGTGGAGATTAACTGCACAGTTCACATTCATACGGGCAGTGAACAGGATCAGGTGATGATGCGGCATATGTGGTTGCCTGTTATGGATCACCGAAATAAAGCAATACCTAACCCTGATGCGTTTGCTATCAATTCTAGCAAGATGCGTTGCTTGGTTAAGTGCTTCGCAATGTTTGGGTTAGGGCATTACATATATGCGGGGGAAGATATCAACCCTGTAGTTGCTAATGCGATAATCACTGAGGATCAGGCCAAAGAACTGAAGGCAATGATTCATGAACGTGATGCTGATGTTGCCGCATTTTGTAAGCACTTCAAATGCGAAAATCCAAGCCAATTACTCGCTTCTCAGTTTGACCGGGCTATGCATGCCCTGCGAACTAAGCGAAGGAGTGAAGGGTGAACAAGAAAATTGTCAGCCTGATATGCCCGATGTGTGATGACGCATTGGGAGCCTATCAAAGATCATCTGACGATCCGGACTGTGCATATATTTTGGAATCGTCATGTGTTGATTGCGCTATTTTAGTCCAAGCGTATACGCCAACTGCGGAATATTTCAAGAAATTTCATGAAAGAATTGCAAAGGAGGTAGAGAGTGATAATTTTAGATCACGAACAAGGCACTGAGGAGTGGTTTGCCGCTAGGCGTGGTAAACCTTCCGCAAGTAACTTTGGGCGGCTTATAACGAGGACAGGGAAGCCGTCTAGTTCAGCCGAAGGGTATATCAACCAGTTGATAGCAGAACGTCTTACAGGAAAATCTGAGCCTATCTACATCAATGAATGGATGCAACGAGGCACAGAACTTGAGCCAGAAGCTAGGGAAGCATACGAGTATGTTAGTGGCAATGATGTTCTTGAAACTGGATTCATACTCGATACGGGTTGGCGTTGGGGCTGTTCGCCTGATGGCCTGATAACCAATCAAGGCGGCATAGAAATAAAATGCCCTGCGCCCACAACAATGGTTAGCTATTTGCGTGACCCAGAAGTTGGCGTAAAGAAGTACTGGCAACAAATACAAGGATGTATGTGGATAACTAATCGGGATTGGTGGGATTTTTTCGCGTATCACCCTGAGATGCCCCACGTTTTAGTTCGAGTTGATCGTGATGATCAATATATTGAAAAAATGGCTGAAGAAGTAACCAAAGCCGCAAATGAGATAGAAAACCAACTGGAGAAGTTAAAATGAAAGTAGGATTAAGTGTTCGTATTGATGTAACCAAGATTGATAAGTCTAGACTGTATAAGGGGGAGAAAGGAACATATCTTGACCTGACTACCTTCGTTGATACTGCTGTAGCCGATCAGTATGAGAATAATGGCTTTATCAGCCAGACGTTGAGCAAAGACGAGCGTGAGGCCAAAGTTCAGACGCCAATCTTAGGCAATGTCAAAGTGTTCTATACCGATTCAGGTTCACCCGCAGGGTCAGCGGCTCAAGGCAATACAGCGGCAGAGGAATCTGCATTTGATGATGAAATACCATTCTAGGGTAAAAAAGCCCCCCTCGCGGGGGGCAAACCATAGGAGGTTGTGAGTCGGGGGAACCCACTCAATTAATATAGCATAGGATAATAGAAGATGAAATTAATACATGCAGGCGATTGCCTTAAAAGAGCGCAAGCAATGCGGTCAGTTAATAGTAGAGAGTTGGCAAAAATTACTGGAACATCACCACAACAGGTATTAAGGTGGCGATCCAATGCCAATATTAAGTTGCATACCTTACAGTTGATATGCCTTTCGTTAGATATGACGATTCAAGAATTTACCAATTTGTAAAATATTTATACAAATAGGTTTACATTTGCGTGTATTACAGGCAAACTTCAAAAAGTGATCGGGCTAGAGGCTGACGAATCCCTTAAATCAAACGTCAGAGTCGCGTTGCCAATTGCGGACATAGCCCCTGCGATAACTCGGTAGTTATCAACGGATAGATTAGATATTCGATACGGTCACGAACTTTACCGCTGAGTCGCGTTAGCCCTCAGGTCGATTAATTAGCGTTTTGTTGTTAAAGGGTTACATTCGCCCTTATAAAAGTTTATAAAAAAATAATTTATTAATCATCAGGCGAGGCTTGCCGAGCCATAGGAGTTTAAAATGACACAACAAGAAAGAGTCTTATCTTATTTGAAAGAAGGTAACAGATTGACTTGTTTGAATGCTTTTAACGAATTAGGTATCACACAAGTTGCTAGTCGTATATTTGAGTTGAAAGAGCAGGGTCACGATATCCGCAAAAAAATGATTTCAGTGACCAACCGATATGATGAAAAATGTTCAGTGGCTGAATACTACTTGGGGAGTGAATGATGTTATTAAATACTAATGAAGATTGGCAACCGGAAGAATCAGATATTATCGCGTGGCAGAGAGCATATCCTGCTATCAATGTTCATCAGGAACTAGCCGCTATGGAGTCATGGCTTGACGCTAACCCTACGAGGCGCAAAACGTCTAGGGGTATCAAGCGATTCGTTAATTCATGGCTATCTAGGGCTCAAGATAAGGGTGGTTCACCTCAAGCCCGGTCAGGAACGAAGAGTGATTCTATTCGCGCCAAGTCTATTGATATGCAACTCACTGATATCTCATGGCTAGATGGTGAAGATTACGAAATGATGAAGCAGTATTATATCCAGAAGCGCGGATTCTATTATGACGGGGGTCTAATCAATGGCTAGTAAATATCATCCCGCCCTGATTCCATTTAAAGGCGATCACCCGTATTTTAAAGATGGGGAAAGTTACAGCTACAGGCAATATAGTGATTGGACTTTTGAAAATGATGAGCGCAACGGAATAGTTCCTTCTACCATGAAAGGTAGGTTGCGGCATGAAGAATTTTGCGAGGCAAGGCACTTGTATCCGATTGCTGACTTTGCCGCTACAAGCGAAAAGGTAAAGCTACTTAAAGGCTACTGCAAAGAAACCAGGCTAAAGGTTTTAAACAGACCGCGACTAGAAACTGATTCTGAGAAGATGATGGGTAAATGGCTGAAAGTTAAATTTTGACGCAGGGGGATTTCGTGAAAATTAATAACCCGAAAGATGGCGAATCTGCATTACCTTTCTTAATGAAACGGATACAAGAGTGGGACTACACTGTCCCGCTCTGCATCAAGTTAGAAAAGTATGACGATGGCCGCTCACTAAGTCAGAACGCACTATTCCATGTCTGGTGCGCTGATCTCTCGAAAGCATTTATTGAAAAAATACCGACAGCAACTAAAGAAAACATGAAGCTGATGTTAAAGCAAAGGTTTTTAGGTACTTATGACGTCAAGGTAGGAAAGACAGTTATTGAAGGGCAAGTGAAATCATCTTCTAAACTGACGAAAGGCGAAATGGTTTACTTTATGGATAACGTGTATCATTGGGCGAGAGATAACGGGGTATTGCTAAAAGTGCCGCATGATTCGGAATACGCGAGGCTACAAAACCAACAGGAGCAGTAAATGGATAAGATTGATCCTAGAGTGCTAAAAGAGTTTGCAACTACAAACAGGCATCACGAAGTATTAGATGCTGTTATCAGTGAAGGGTCAGCGAACAAGGCGGCCAAGTATCTGGGTTGCGGTAGGCGAGTTGTTGACAAGATGCTTGCTAGGCTAGAAAAGAAAGCGGCAAGTCAGGGCGTATCACCTCACAGGGATTTGGTTCATCAGACCGCAGAAGGATTTGAAGCCAAGCGAATATCAACCGCATACAAAGATGACGGCTCAGTCGCCCTACAGTGGGTTATTCAGGAGCCAGAAAAGCGCGATATAAGGGCGAAAGTTGAAGCCATTGTTGAAGGGCTGACTGACGAACTAAAAGGGTTTAAAAAGGCGGGAAAATCGCCTGCAAAGGTAAATTCTGACTATCTAGCGATGTATATGGTAGGCGATCACCATTTCGGAATGTTGGCTGATTCTGAAACTAAAATGGATGACGATGATTGGGATATAAAGATAGCCACGCAAATTCTAATAGATGCAACTGAAAGATTATCCAAGCGCGTAGGCGATGCAGAGATTGGTGTTTTGCTGAATGTCGGTGATTTCTTCCATGCTGATTCAAGCAAGAACGAAACGACAGCAGGAACTAGGGTTGATGTAGATACCCGCATAGGCAAGACGTTCAAACTAGCGGGTCGGTTATTTCAAATACTGATTGATAAAATGCTACAGCACCATAAGCAAGTAGTAGTTATCAACGTGCGCGGAAATCACGATTCAGACATGGCCTGTCATTTATCTAGCTGTATCGATTTGCTTTACAGTGAAGATGACCGGGTCAGAGTACTGCCTAATTATTCAAAGTTTATACATTACCAGTGGAATAATAATCTGTTCGTTTTCCATCATGGTGATAGAATTAAGCATGAACAAATCCTACAGGCAGTGATTAAAAATTTAGATGACCAGTGGAGCCAATCTAAAAATCGCTACTGCCACTTAGGGCATATACACCATCATACCGCGAGAGAAGTTGGATCAATGCATTTTGAACACTGGGGTAGTCTGACAAGTACAGACCAGTGGCATTCAGATTCTGGTTATGGTGCAGAGCGTTCTATGACTGCTGTTGTTTACCACAAAGATAGCGGTGAAGATTCACGAGTTAAGATTAAGGTAGGAAAATGAGCAATGTTGTTAAATTCCCTGAAAACGGTATCAAACTGGTTCGCTTATATTGTGATGATTGCGGTAGCCCTTTGCAGTATTGGGTTTCTGCTGACGGGGATTCTTATGGCCTATGTCACACTTGCGATCTTCATCAACCTGACGAAGTTATTGTCACTAATAAAAAGGTTCATTAATGGAAATTTACCAGAAACAAGTAGGCGGCGACCACTACGCCAACAAGAAGATTCAACCAATACAATACATCATGGCTAACGAGTTGTCGTTTTGCGAGGGCAATATTGTTAAGTACATCACCCGATGGCGGGAAAAGGGCGGGGTTGAAGATTTACGCAAAATCAAAGAGTATTGTGACTTTCTAATTCAAGGAGAGATAAGTGGCGAAGAAGAAGAAATCTACCATAGCGCAGGAAGTGGAGAAATCCGCAAAGTTACTTCAAAGATTGGTAAGGCTAAAGGCATCAGATGATAACGGGTATTGCCAGTGTGTTACTTGCGGGAAAATAGACCATTATAAGAATATGCAGGGCGGTCACTTTATCCCTAGAGGCCGAACTATTTTTAAGCTGTTTGAAGAAAATATCCATCCTCAATGCCCTAGCTGTAATCTGTGGGGCATGAAGCAAGCGCACTACGTTTTGAGATACAGGCAGTACATGGTTGATACTTATGGGGAGCGCAGGGTCAAGGCTATGGAACGCTTGGCTTGGAGGGCATCGCCAAAGTTTGATAGGGAAGAAGTAATTCAATTTGCGCGTGACTTGAAAGACAAAATTAAAGATGAGGAGTGGAGAATAGGCGAATATTAACTTTTTTAACTTTTTTTTGTCCTAGGGGTTTACATTTGTGTAAATCTCAGGCATAGTTACACCTCAATCAATTAATAAAGGTCATAAATATGTATAACTTCACTGAAAACGAAAAACTCGCCGCGCTTCATCTTGTCGATGACTGCTTATATTCAATGGGCGGTAAAAGACCTCTCGATATTTTCAATGACGAATATAACTGGACAAGTTCAGAGGTCCTTATGAGTTC